CCTGCGTAACGGGCAGGAAGCCGCCTGGATTTTCGTCGAGAAATGGCATGACTATTGAGCGTCCTGATCTTCAGGGAGTTCCAACCCTTGCCCGAATTGCGGCATTATTGGCTGGTAGAGTGGTCTTTCCCCTTCGCGTTCGATCTGGCGTGTATTTTCGGCCCTGTCTTCACGTGCCCTTTGTGTTATAATCGCCGACTGCTTCGTCAATGCCGTCTTCACATCGACGTAGAAGTTGCCAGGGGCGACCATGAATGCGGGAATGCCGTTTTCATCGTACTCCCGCCAAGCGACGCTATAGGAGGGGTGCGGTTTGCCCGCAGCTAAATCGGCGTAAGTCTGATCATTCACTTCCAGAAAAATATCTTCCAGCGGGATATCGTCAAGGCCGGTTTCCGCGCGAAGCCCGGTGCCCGGCTCGATCGCGCCGAGGCGTCCGGCACGCTCATTGACGGCACGCACCAGTTCTTCCTGGAAATATTCATAGGAGGGACCATCGCCGGGAACGGTCTCGATCGGATCGTAATAGGTCTCAGGGGCATGCGCCATCAGCCGCTTGTTGCCGGTGATGTTGGAGACCTTGTAGGCTTTTTTCATCTCGTTGAGGGCGACTTTTTTCGCAAGCTTTGGATCGCCGGTACGGATATAGTGGTAGTTCACCATGTCGCGGTAGGCGTCGAGCATGAAGACGGCCTGGCGATCTGATCCGCCCGCCGCGGGACTGGTGAACCAACTCCTGTATTCCCGCGTGATATCCTCGACGGCGAGATCCTTGACGACTTCAGCGGCTTCCTTTTTCAAGCTGCTTTGCCTTGCCTGGAACTCCGGTGAACGCATCTGATCGATGCGGCCGATAGCTTCTTCGGCAGGCAGTCCGACGTCTGTAACCATGGTGTTGAAGGTCTCGATTTCGTCTGCCATATCCCTGGTGAAGCCTTCGCCGCCGCTGACAGAGAGTGCTGCGGGGCGCTCGCGCATGATCCGGCCAAGCGTCTGATAGGCGTAGTGCCGATCCTCAACAGTCCCGTTCAGCGCCATGCCGCGTAGCGTCTCAAAAGCGCGTTCAGGGATGTAACTGATCGTCTTGGCAAGGTGCGATAGCTGGTCCGCTGACTGCCGATCATGGTTCGTGATGCCGTCAAGCAGCGGCGTTGCCTCAAACGCCTTGTCGATTGTCTTGCGGTCTTCACTGCTCGCGGGGTCAACGGGGAGCGTGCCGCCGAGAACGGCTGCCGCGCGCTGCCGATTGCGATATTCCTCCTGGAACGTCTCCATCAGCTTCAGGCGGGCTTCTGCGGGGATATTCTGGTATGGTCCCTTGTAGGAGGCGCTGAGGATGTCCGGCTGTGTGGAGGCACCCTCACCCGTTACGCCCAATGCCATGTTGAGGCGGCCGTTCAGCCGCGTGTCGTGACCGCGCTCGCTGTAGACGCCTGTTTTGAGCGCTGTCGGGAAATCGCTCCCCAAGGCGTCCCGGTCGGCTTCCGTGATGGCTTTCAGGAATTCTGCCGGATCGCCATCCGCTTCGGCGAGTGCCGCGCTGATCCGGCGCTTGTGCTTGTTCATGCCGTCGATGGAGCCCGGACCCTGCTGGACGACGCGATCGGCGAAATAAGCCTGGACGCGCGGATCGCCTGCGATGTCATCGGGAACGCCAGCGCTCGCCAGCTTGTCTGTGATGCCCGCGATCACATTGTCCTGATACCATTGCATTTCGGATGCGTGGAGTTCGACCGGAGCTGCGCCGGCGGCATTCTTCCATTGCTTGTCGAATTCCGCAGTGCCGGGCTCTGCCGTCAGCCCGAACTGCTCGCCATATTGCGCCGCGAACTGTTGCGCCGAGCCACCGGAGTTCAGACCGAAATTGCCGTAAGACTTTGAACCACCGCTATCCCGCGCGACCTGGCTGACGCCTTCGAGCGGATCATCCTTGCCGGTTTCAAGCTTGATGGAGATCCGCGCGGGGCTGGCGAGGTTGTCGTTTGACGCAGGCGCGGTTGTCGGCTCTGCTCTCAGTTCCGGATTCTCATCGGTGTCGAGCAATACCCCGCCGAGATCACGCATCACCGCATCTGGATCGCCGCTGCTCTTCCACCGGGATTGGATATGAGCAACCTCCATCTCGCCGAGATCGTTGCGCAGGAGTTTGTCCTTGTCGATCTCGGAAAGATAAGGATTGGCAGCGACGAGACCGGCGTAATCGTTCTTGATCTCGTCAAGCGGCGCGCCGGACTGGGATCGCTGGATGTAGGACGTTTTCCGCTCGCCGAGACGATTGATGGCGGAATTTCTCTGCTCGGTCCGCATGAAATTCGAAGAATCCCGGAAATGCCCACGCTCGGTCAGCCTTAACTTGAGCCCGTAATCGTCTTTCAGGGAATCCGGGATGGTTTCATAGAACTGTTGCGCGCTTTCCTTGAAGCCTTGCACCCAGCGGTCGTTAAACCCGTCAACCTGATCCGACGTGGTTTCGAATTTTGCCCGGTCGAGCGCTTCCTGCTGGTTCCATTTGAAATCCTGATAGCGTGCCTCAGTCTCGTATTTCTCTGCGGCTTTCCGGTGATCGGCCAGCACTTCGCCGGATCGGGAAATCCCGCGGCCAAGATCCTGTATGCCTTTACCAACCGCCGTAACATCGTAGCTGGCGATCGGGCGACCGGTTTTTGCTGAAGGTAGCCCCCCCAGATCGACTTTTGTCGGAAGACGGGCCAAAGCTATGCCTCCTCGAATTGATGGTTCATGGCTTAGCCGTAACTGGAGGAAGAACCGCCGCCAGCCCCTGTGTTATATCTCGACAATCCGGATGAAATCCCCCCGAGGATGGTTGCCGCCGCGGACAGCTTGGATCCCTTCTTCGCAGCCTTGCCGCTGATCCTTGCGCCTGTCGCCTGGGCTTCGGTCCCGGTACGCCGCGACTTGCCGCCATATTGCGCCATCTGCTCTTGCAGTGTACCGTAGCGCTCAAGTTCATCGGCGAGTGCGAGCGATGTCGGATCGGTTGCGGAAAAGCCTGAAGCGGCGGAGCGCGCAGTGAGCGATGAAAGCGCCCGCTCCTTCTGCTCGCGGAGCTGCTTTGCTTCCTGCTGCCCTTGCGCCTGTTCTTCCTTGGCGCGGATGTCGAGCTGCGCGGCTTCATACTGCGCCTGTTGATCGGCGGCATTGCCAGCCGCTATCGTGCCCGCCGCAGACACAACGGAGCCTACAACCGTGGCTATTGCGGCTAATCCTGCCATTCGCTAGATTTCCATTGGAGTAAATGATCCGATCTCGGATCGGGCTTGAAACCGAGCCGCCGCAACCAGGCGACTGACTTGCATTCGCTTTGATCTGCTTCGGCGAAAATAAACCGCACACCAGTCCGTCTGGCCTCGGTGAGCATCCGGATCGCCGTGCGCATGATGTGCATCTTGTATTGCCGCGCCTCTTCCTTGAGGTCGAGAAAGGCGTAGTAACGGCCCTTGACGATGGCCAGACCGCCTATAGCGATAATCTCGCCGTCAAGCTCGCCGACAATGGCGCGGATCGTTTGCGCGCTTGGGCGTCCGGCGTAGGATTCGATGTCAGCGCGAGTTGCGGGGCGGACAGTCAGGCTCACCGCTACTTCTCATTGGTGACGACGGTCGGCACCACGGCCAACACGGTCGCCGGACGCGGCGACGCGGCGCGCAAGATCAGCCTCGGATCAGTCTCATACGTCCCCGGCACCGGCACTGCGACCTGCTCCAGCGTTTCATGGATCGTATCGACGTCGATCACCTTGCCGTCAATGCGGCCCGACAGGCTGTCGAGTTCGCCGGTATCCCTTGCCCCGAACTGAATGCCGGACTGGTGCGTCTTGTAGAGGATGAGCGAGGCTTGCGGAACGCGCTTGACCTGGCCGAGGGCAGACCCCATCTCGGCGGCGTAGGCAAGCTTCGAACTCACCCACGTCGCCGTATATCTCTTTCCGAGAACGCCTTTGCTGACGCCATCAGTGTACCCGGTGAGCGTCAGATCGCCGCCCGTGTCGAGAGTGTACTGCGTTTGCAATGAGCCGATGCCAGGACTGAGGTCGACATAAGGCGTCGAACCGCTGTCCAAATCGCCCCACGCAACGACGGACTCCCCGCCGAGATGCGCCGCCGCATCGGAAAACGAAGTCGCCCGCCCTGTATCGACAGAGAAACTTACCGCGCAATCGGCCAACCAAGACAGACCAGAATCGCCGAGACACTCACTTTCCAATGCCCATTTTTCAAGGTATCGTTTATGCGCACCGTTGATGGTGCGGCGGATGTGGTAATAGACTGCGTCTTCTTCGATGCCGGGAAGCACCATAGCGCGCTCGACAAGCGGTGATGTGCCGGTGTCGCCTTCCCATATCGACCAGGCAATCACCTCTTCATTCGGTTCGTAGGTCAAAATCCCGACGCGGCCGTCGCCTAAGACAGCGTGAATTCTCGTATCCGGCTGGCGCTGGACCGCAATCGACACGACCCCGGCCGCGAGCAGATCCGGAACCAGCAGCGTAAGCTCGAAGGCTTCATAATCGGCGAGCGTGTTTTGCGCCGGGCCGAGTTCGAAAACACGCTGTTTCGATCTCTGCACCATAATGGCGCGGGTATCGAGCGCGACGGCGCGGACGTTTGCCGAGCCTTGCGTCGAGAACGGCACGATGCTGGAATTGCTTGGCGTCAAGGGTTCATCAAGCGACGAGGATTTGACCGTCAGTTCCGATCCTGCGGTGCCAACCAGCAGACGCAGCACCGACATGAGGTAATGGATGTTGTCGACGGGACCGGAGCCAATCGTCCTGATGATCGGCGCGGCATCGCCTTCGATGCTGGCGTCAAAGCTCTCGAAATCATCCGAGGCTGACAGAAAGATGCTGCCGCCTTGGGCATGGGCCAATCGACCGCCATGCAGCCGGACGGCCGTCGGGAAGCCGCGCGCCTCCGACCAGTGGCCGAATTGCCAATTGTCCGTCATGCCTGTATCGGAGAACCGTGACAGGACTTCGATATCAACATCGGTGTTGGAGTTGTAGCCGGTGATGCGGGCGCGGCCGGTGACGCTGCCACCGGCATAAGTGAACTCGACAAGCGCAGCGCCGGATGTGTATTCCATCATCCGGGCTCGGTAATGAACCGAGATATTATCTTGCGTATCGTCGAGATCGGCGTTGAATGTGCCCGTATCGGTGCCCGCTGTGTCACCAGTATCAAGCTGCGTCTGCCCTATATTTTGGGTGATTGGCTTGAAGCCAAAATCCGGACCATCGAAAGAACGCTCGATCGCGATGCGCCCAGCATATGCGCCAGTCACGGAGACGGTAATGCGCCGTTCGTTGGATGCGTTGGGAGTTCCCGTGTCGCCTATGCCCGTGACTTCAATCTGGTCCGTCTTGGCATCCAGCGCGCCGAGCGCCCATTCACCGCCTTGACCCTCGTGGAACAACCGCACCAGCGAGCCGACATGACCGGAGTTAAACACCGGGATATCGGAATTCAGCGAGGTATTACCGTAGAAATGCGAGACAGAAAGCTTGGCCGATGACGACGGTGAGGACAGGAATGGCCCATCATTGGGCGCGTAATCGACGACCGACCATGACCTGCCGGTGCCGCGGCGCTCGATTTTCTGCGGTTTGACTCCAAGGCAATTCGCGAAGATCACATCGGCAGACTGGTCGTAGCGGACATTATCAAGATCGTTTGCCGTCCACTGTGTCCTGAGTTCTACCGTCCCGCTGTCGCCGATGTTGAGGGACTTAACGATGCGATCAATGGTCTCATCGTTTTGCAACGTGATATGGAAATCACTTGATGGTGTAAAAGCGAGATTGTGATAGCCTGTCCCGAGCGCCGTTTCCGATATGTAATCGTCATCTCCATCGGTAGATCCGACACGCAACGCTACAGGGCCGCGCTCGACTTGTATGTCAAGCGAGTGCTCCGTGCCAGTATCAGAAACGATCACGCGCTTTTGGTATTTCGCGCGAGCGCCTATCGAGCTTGCGTTAAGAACGAGGGACCCGCCCTGTATTTGAGTCTGAACTGCGCTGACAGCGGTAAACATCTCGATTTCGGCGATGTTGAGTTCCGTATCGCCATCGACTGCCGTGAAGAACAGCCGCCAGTGTCGGCGCGCTTCAACCGTTCCGGTATCTGCGCCAGGGAGAGTGAATGAGCGTTTCTCGCTGGTTGCCCAACCGGTCTGACCGGAGCGCTCGTCTTCCAGCGTCCACTTTCCAGTGTCGGTTGCGAACGTTCCGGTATCGAAGTTTCCCGTGATCAGACGCCAGGCGGTTGGCGCATTGTCGAGCCCCCCGGCAAAATCTACGGCACGGATGGAATATGATGTAATGGCTTTCCTGTCGACGGTATTTGCGCCAGTATCAAAATCCGCATTCCACCAGCTTGGAAGAGCATTGCCTCCGGGGCCCCCAGCATTCCCCGTATCCTTCCATTCTGTGGAGTTGCTGTCATCTGCCGCAAACCAGGCAGGACCGAAGTCTTCCTCTACTGAGCTCGTCACTTCCGATGACGCCGTTATCGTCACGCCAGCGGTAGACGGCCCTGTCATCGTGGGAATGACATCCGTGCCGTCACCAAATGATATAACCCCGCCAGTCGATCCGTTCACCCACCCGGTATCCGTCAGCGAAACCGTCGTATCAACGGCTGGCCTTCCGAGCAGCGACAGCTCATGCGCGTCCGATCCCTGCCATGAGCGCATTGTTCCAAGACCGGAGCCGGTGTCGTTAGTCAGTTCGAGGAGCGCAAGGTCATCCGCCGAGGCGATGAATTCTATGAACTCGGCCCCGGTGTCATGAAATGAACTGCCTTGGTACTGCGTGCCTGGGCGAAGCGACATGCTTCCTTGAGTAGCGCCGATCCAATTCGTCATGACCTCCGCAGACAGCCGCGTGCGATCAAGATCAACGCGGGCAAGGGATTTGGGGCCGATGATTCCCCTGTTTCCGATCGATATGAACGGAACATTCTGGCGGGCCATGGTGCGTTAACCTATCAAGCTTCCGCGTGATCCGCGGTCGCGGCTTCCGCCTGAACTTCCCCAACGTGCGCGCGTCCAACTGCCTTCCGGTCGGAAGCGAGGTGATGCCTCATCCATGGCGTCTATATTCTTCGCCTCTTTCCGTGCCTTGTCCCGGAGTTTGCCGATATTCTCCTTGAGCGAATTGTTCTGCGTCAGAGCAAGGCAGACGCGCTCGGCAATCTCAAGCGAAACGAACCGGGAGAACTTTGCCGGCCATCTTGTCAGATCGAGCCCGAGTCCGGTATCATTCGACACGTAGCGGAAGTAGAGCGGCGTAACGTCGGCGGACCAGAAATTGGCATCATCGTAATAACTGATGAGCGGATTGGCGAAATACTCGTCTTCGCTCACCGCCGATGTCCGCACCCAATCCGACGGCTTGGCGAACACCTCCGTGTAGCCGAACTCTGGCGTCACGCCGGTATCAGCCGCCGCCTTGATCGTCTCCATCGCGAAGTTCCAATGGCCGGACGCGATGCATTCCGCCACCACATCGCTCCAGACGGCCGTGGTTTCCCTCGCCGCCTTGATGTCTTCGCCTGTGTCGGTGATGCGCTCGTTGCCGAGTTCGACAAGACTGGCATTTATGACAGCGAGTTTGGTTGCCACTTAAGCGGCCTCCTCGGCTGCTTCTTTCGGGTCAACCCACGGCAGGCCGGTTGCCACGCTGATCGGCATAGCCTTGCCGGTTTTCGGATCAACCGACGGTCCGACGCAGGAGACCTGCAAGCCGCAGGGCTGCTTGAATGCATCGCGGACAACCGCAACGATCTGCAGATGTGCGCGCCACTGATAATTGTGCCCATGCAACACGATGTCCGAGCCAATCCAATCTTGCGGTTTGGTGGCGCGAAAAGCTGCCTGAGCCCACGCTCCCGGGATTAACGCCCCTTCAAATGACATGCCCTCTGGCGCTATCGTCGTAAGAATGGCATGTTTTTGCCCAAGGCTTTTCAACGCGTCGGCCGTGAATTTCTTGATCGTTGGCTCGCGCTTCTTTCTCAAGACTTCGGTTTTAACCGGCTCACCCTGCACAGACTTGGCAGGGACCTTTAGACGACGAGGCTCTGGCATTAAGTATGTCCTATATGTTGTTAAAAGGGAGACGGGCGGCAACTTGCCGCCCGTTCACGACTGTTACGGCTGGCCAGTATCGAACCGGACTGTGCCCTGCGTGTCGCCAGTATCCTGCGCCGTGATGAAATAGCCAGTCCACACCACGTCATTGGTCTGATCGACAACCCTTATCGGATCACCTGGGACAGCCCCGTAATCCGTGGCATTGGTGAAATAGCCGACCGCCTGATAAGCGCCGACGGCTTCACCGCCAGTATCGATGTACTGGAACTGTCTCGCAGAAACGAGGCCCTGTGAGACGAGGGAAAGTCTTCCGGGATCATAACCCATTGTTCAGCCCTCCTTAGATCGCTGATGCATCGTGCAGGAACTGCACAACGCCGGATTGCTGGAGCATGACAGTCCCGGTGAACGAAGAAGCGCGGGCCCAAGAATAGTCCTGCTCTTCGTCATAACCGATCTTGACGTCCAGATTTTCCATATCGAAGGCGGAGCCGATGCTATTCTTGTGATAGAAATAGCATTTCTCAGCCGACGTCCCGACGCCGGTTAAGTTAGGATGAAAGATCCAATTGAACCCGGCCCAGCGCATGACGCGTTTGGAAGGCCCGTTAAGGAACTTCATGTCCACATAATCGACGCTGTCAAACTCCGGGATCTGCATCAGATAACCGCGCACTGCTGGCGTGCAGACGGCGAACATGTTATCTTCTTCTTCGACCGGAACCTCGTTTTCACCGAGGGTCGTGAGCGCACTCGCAACGACATTCAGGGACATTGTATCCCCGGTCGACCCGAGATTGTTCGTCGCCGTGTCCAGAATATCGATGATGTCCTGATCGAGGCGGCGATTGAGCACCATGCGGGTGGTATCCTGCATGAGCTTGCGCTGGTTGCCCTGGGACTGGAAGATGTTGAACCGCGTCTTGCGGACCAAATCCAAATAGTCCAGTCAGCTACTCAGACTGTCGCTTCTCCCGCAGGAGCCGAAACACTCAGTCGTTGCTGGCGGTGGAAATGAATCATTTGTTCGATCTTGTGCCGTTTGAAGCGTGCATGTTTTGCTAATTTCGGCAAAAAGTTCAGAGCGAAGCTGCGATGCGATGGCCCAAGGCCACGGTTCCAGACCCTGCATGTCTCTCTTGTGTGACACTGCACTATCGTTCCTCCAAATGCCTTCTGGAGAAATTCAAGTACGACTACATCAGAAACATGTGCGGTCGCACGCAATCTGGTGTTATTGTTCCTTCCGGATCTCAGGACAAAGGTTCCGTCGCCATCAAGATAGCCCGCAGTCCATGCCCAAGTCGGATGATTTTTGGGCTTAACCGGGCCAACGCGAATTTTCCGCGACTCACGGGACAGAGCTTGAAGCACATCCCATTCTGCCTGAGAGAGAGACTTCTGGCCTTTTGCCTGCGAACGATATTCGCGCCAAAAGTCAAGAAGCCATTGCCAGTGCATCGGTTTGATGACCATGTGCTTGATCAGCCTTGGAAGCAGCATCTCTAAATGGGATCTGTGACCCACGAACCATTGGGTATATCGCCCGTTGTATTGGTTCGTGTGTCCAAATCCTGTCAGCTCCGGAAGCGATGCGACAAACCCCTGTCTGTCGATCTCATTTGAAGCTGTGAGATGCAGTTTCAGACTAATTCTAACACGATCATCATATCCGCGATGACTTTCAAAAGAGAGAGAGCCATCTGCATCAAGCAATCCTGAAAGATACTTCACCAGTGATTCATTCATTCTCAAGCCCTTAATTGTTATGGGCGAGGACGCCTTCCATCGGGTTGGCGCACTATAGCGCTTCCCCGTTATTCAGTCTCGGTGATATCGGAACAATTCAGTGTTTATTCCATTCCTTGACGGTTGCGGTATACTGGGTCATGTCATCGTGGCGAGCCTCGATGAGACCTTCGATGCCGCGAGAACTGGCAGCTGCCCCGCCAGAACCGGCGACCAGGAACGTCGCCTGATTGCCGCTACGCTGATGTTCGGTTACGGTGGTATGCCGCAACCAGGTTTTCCCCTCTTCAAATGTCGCGATCAACTGATCTCGATATTGAATCATCGGGGCTGAGTTAGCCATAATGGCACCTCTCGATTGTTTGAAAGATGCCGTTGCGTTCCGGTTGACCCTTTCCGGCGCATGTCAGGGTTGACCGATCAAGTGAATGACCGGCGCCGTCTATGCGCCCAAGAGCGCTTCACGAACGGTGGGTGGATGTGCGATCGATCCGGCGCCGGAAACCCGGGTTGACCAGATGAATGATCGCGAACGTATCAGGCGCGTTGGCGTACCTGAATCTTTTCGAGCGCGGCGTAAAGCTCCTGCTCGCGCTTTTGCGTATCGTTTGCCCAGTATTTCTGGGGATCGGTTTTCCGGAGACCCTTGATCTTTTCAAGTTCAGCCTCTACGGATTGCGTTCCGGCGCCATCCTCGACAACGCTTGCGGCCGGGTTGATTTCGCCCCGGATGGAATCGAGCCAGCGCAGCATGTCTGGATCGTTGCCAACCCTCTTGCCATCAGCCATGCGGCCGCCCATCAGCCGGGCGAAAAGTCCATCCTCGTTCTTGACATCGACGCCGCCCGGCGCAGTTGCAAAGATCGAGCCTATCGCATTGGAGCGGCGCTTGAAGGCCGGGCCCCATTCTTCCTTGATCGCCGTCTCGGATTCGCGCCGGAACTCGTCGTCGGCGTCATCCATGTCGGCAGCGGCTTGTTCCTGTCTGGCAAGGTGCCAGTTCGTTGCCTTACTGGCAAATTCCGCCGCTGACGTAGCGCCATACACAGCGGCCAGGAATTCTTTCAAAACCGGCTTGTCGTCATCGCCCAGAACCGCGCCATCAGCAAGCACGATCCGATCAAGCATTTCTTCCGGTTTTTCAGTCCAGCCAAGGACTTTCTGAAACTCCTTAATCTCTTCTTCCTTGGCATCCTTGCCGGGAACCTTGATGAGACCACCTTCGGAAAACCTTGTATCACCATCACGTTTAGAGCCATATATCCCTTCTGGCCCTGTGTAACGTTTCAGGATATCCAACTCTTTCTTGTAGAGCTTCTTGTCGCCTGCTGACTTGTATTCGGCGAGCTTTTCGCGCCAATCATCCGGCCAATACGGCTTGTGCTCTTCCGCCGCCTTGTCTTCCTTGGCCTTGGCTTCCGCCTCGGCATCCGCGCCGGTGGCAATGGTCTTGCCTTTGGGATCGCCCTTGTCGGCTTGCGCATCGCCCGCGCCGGATGCCTTGTCGCCTTCCGCGCCGTCCGTCCCGGCATCGCCAGCGGCCTCGTCGGGATCGTTCACCAGCGCCAGATCGTCTGCGGACAGTTCCTGCCTTGCTTCATCTACCATTAAGCACCTGTTGACTTGTTACCGATGGCTTCCATCGCCGCCATCTTTTCCTTCTTGCACTGCATGGCCGCCTTCATGCGCGCTGGATCTTTCTCGATCTTTTTGGATTCGATCAGCGTCATGAGATCGTGCTCAGCCATCATCTTTTTCTCGTCTGGCATCTTGCCGTAGGCTCCCGCCATCGGTTGTCTCCTTGAAATGTTCGGGTTTGAGCGTTAACAACTTGATCACTTGCTGCCCCACGGAGCGCCTGCCCTCCATGAAGGCTGCAATGCGCCCATTCGGGTCGTTGGAGACAAAGCTGTTCTCGTAGGTGGCCGCCGCCTTGTGGATGATCCAATCGAGCGCACGCTTGACATCTTCCGGGCCGGGAACGAGGTGCTTGTATTTCGGATCGTCGGCGCCCTTGGCGTACAGCGCGAGCGATTGCAGCGCACGGATGTCCTTCTCGTCGTACAGGGCTGGTTGCCAGATTTCGCGCTTTGGAGCGCGCGAGGGCTTGTCTTTCATCTAATTCCTGATAATCTCCGCAGTTGGCGACACCTGCCAAGCAGCCTAGGTAATGCAAAGTGGTGTGACAGGGGCAG